GTGTCGCATCCCGGCCCGCAGAACCCCTACCAGCAGCCCGACGGGCCGTACCCGCCCCAGAAGGCCCCGAAGAAGAAGCGGGGTGGCTGCATGAAGGTCGGTCTCATCGTCCTCGGCATCTTCCTCCTGGTCGTGATCCTCGTGACCGCGATCAACGGCAGCGGCGACAACGAGGACTCAGACTCGACGAGCACCATTACTAGCCAGACCGCGCCCGCCCCTGACGGCGACGCCGAGCCTGCCCCAGAAGCCGAGCCCGAGCAGGCAGAGCAGGAGACGGACGTGCCTCGCGAGTTCAAGAACGCTCTCCGGTCCGCTGACCGCTACCTCTCGGTCTCGTCGTTCTCCCAGCAGGGGCTCGTTGATCAGCTGCAGTTCGAGGACTACAGCCCCGAGGCCGCCCAGTACGCCGCCGAGAACGTCGACGCCGACTGGAACGAACAGGCAGCCAAGAAGGCCGAGGAATACATGGCCATGTCTCCGATGTCCCGGCAAGGCTTGGTCGACCAGCTCGTGTTCGAGAAGTTCACTCCCGAGCAGGCCGAGTATGGCGCAAGCCAGGCGTACTGACCGCCCCAGCAACGACAAAAACCGCCCCCGACCGGCATGGTCGGGGGCGGTTCCGTGTTCTCAGGCCGCGAGATACGAGGCGAGGATGTACGCGCCGTGCCGGTCAATGTCCCGCCGGCCACGGTCGTAGATCTCCGTCGTACGCGGATCGGCGTGCCGGGCCATCGTCTGCACGTCCCGCAACGGGATCCCCGAGTCCAGCGCGCACGTGATCGCCGCAGCGCGGAGATCGTGGGGGCTGATGTGCTTATCGATCCCCGCGCGCTTAGCTGCCGCTGCGACGACACGAGCAGCGGAGCGGCGAGTCATGCGCGAGCCGTCCCTACGCAGGATCAGCGGGCCGAGGTGCCGCTCGCCCCGGGCGGCGTCAATCCGCCGGCCGACCGGGACGGGGACGGGGATGCCGGTGACCGTGGCGCCCTTACCCGTAGCGGTGAGGATGCGGTGCCCTCGCTCGTGCCGGTCCGCGCAGTCCACGTCCAAGGCGCACGCCTCCGAGACCCGCAGCCCGAGGACACCCATGAGGGAGACCAGTGCGCCGGCCGCGGGCCCGATGTCGTCGGCCGCGACGAGCAGCGTGGACAACTCCCCGCGGGTGATGTGCGTGTACTGGGTACGGTCCCGCCGCACCCTGGGTAGGCGCGCGTACTCGGCAGGGGAGACGAGGATCCGGCCGTCAGCGGCCATTGTGCGGTAGAAGCTGCGGAGGCACACCAGTCGACGGTGCACGCTGGCAGGGGAGTTGCCGCGCGCGGTCTCGAGCCAGCGGGCGAACATCTCGACGTGGCCGCGCTCGACGGTGAGCACGTCCAGGCCCTGCTCGTCGCACCAGTCGCGCCACAGGGCGAGGTCACCGGCATAGGCGGTGCGGGTGGATTCCGACGAGAACCGGGCGAGGAACCCCTCGATGAGAAGGTCGGTGGTGTCGAAGGTGGGGGGAATTGCGCGCGCAATCGGGCGCGCAGCGGTAGCCTGCTGCACAGGTCATCACTCCAGAGTTGGTGGTGTGGTGGCTCAGACCCTCGGCCGGTGTTGGTAGCACCGTCGGGGGTCGACCGCTTTCTGCGGTACGTCCACTAATACCTCATCGGACCGACATCGTGCCGCCCGTAACGACAAAAGAGCCGCCCCCACCAGGTCAGGTGAGGGCGGCTCATTCGTGCGAGGTGAGGCTACGCGGGCTCATAGGTCCGGCGTGATCTCTGGAGGTGGAGTCTCGATGTCCTCAGGGGAAACGTGACGCTGCAGCTGAGCCACGATGCGCCGTATATAGGCGATCGCCGCCCGGTACTTCATCTCGATCGTGTCGAGCCGCTTCTCGAGACGGTCGATACGCCGGTCCCGTTCGGCGAGCTGTTGCTCGGTCCGCTCGTCCTGCTCCTTCAACTGACGTTCGGTCCACGCTTCCAGCCGTTGCGTGAAGGCATTCCAGTCGGCGGTGTGGTTGGCTTGCTGGTCGTTCTCGTTAGCCTTCTCGCCGGTACGAGCTGACCATCGGGCCGTGATCCATGTGCTGATCATCAGCGTCAACGCTGACACCACCCCGACGGCGAGGTTGCTCCACGTCATACGTCGTCCCCTCTCGGTGGAATCACCGGATCCTCGGGTGGTCCTACCGAGTCAGCCAGGGCGGCGATAATGACCATCACTCCAGCGAGGGTGAACATCGTGGATGCAGTCACCCAGCCTCGGGCAGAGTCGCCGGAGATGGCCGCCCACAGAAACGACAGCCCCCACACTGCCCACAAGGACGCGGCGAACGACAACGCCCACCTGGCGATGACGCGATGCCAAATGCCTGCGAGGATCGCCAGTCCCGAGAGCATCCAGATGATCGCCCAAACCGGCAATGGCACGACCGCGTCGACAAACGTCGTGAGTCCGCCCGTAGATTGCTGACCCACATACGCGAGGCCCCGGGTGATCGACCCAACGGAACAGACGGACAGGGCCGAGATCCGTAGATTCGGATGGAGTGGCTCGAAAGCTTGCATCATGGTCTCCCGACTGCGACGCCAGCGCGAAGTGCCGCGAACGCGGTCAGGCACCCGTAGGCGAGTACACCAGGCTGGGCGACCGGCGACGGGTCGCGGGCCGCGGAGACCGCGAACATGGTCGCGAACACCACGAGCCACAGCATCGCCAGCGTCGCACCCGCACCGACGATCTGCTCACGGCCCAGCACAGTCCCGATGAGCATCAGCACCGCAGCCGCTACCGCCGCCACCCCCCATGTCGCAATTCCGCCAGGGACACTCAACGCCGGCCCGTAGGTGCGCAGTGCCCACAGGTCCTCTCCGTGGATGGCCAGCAGTAAGCCGTAGCCGCCTACTAGAGCGACGAGCACCAGGGCGGTGCCGTGCAGCAGTACTCGTCCGGCGGCTACGGCTCGGCGGTCGTCCGGCACGCTCACTCCTCGAGGCGGTGCCGGCCAGGCGTGGCAACGAGAGACGCGGTCGAGTGGCTACCCACTCCCGCGGAGGCGATCGAGGTGAGTACCGACACGAGGGTGGCGGTACCTGCGATCGCGAGAGCATCGAGCCAGTCGACGGACAGGATGGTCACCCCGGCCACGAACACGGCGACGAGCGCCTGAGCCAGGGTCTTGACCGCACGCTCGGCGGTGTCTTTCCAGAACTGCGAGTTGTACATGGTCACTTCCTCCCCTTCTTGGTGTCGGCGGTGCCTGCGATACCGGCGTCCGCGGCGATCGCGGAGGTCAGGTCGTAGAGGGTGCGGTGGCCGCCCTGCTCCCATCCGTTGAACTCTTGTTCGCCGCGCTCGTTGCGCTGGCCTGCGACCTGGTCGAGAAGAAGGTCGAGCTTGGCCTCGATGCGGTCTGCCTGGTCTTTGGTCACTTCGGTCTCCTTCGGTGCGGGCGCCGGGGCCGGCGCGGGTGCGGGGTTGGTGGGATTGGCCATGGCGTCGTACCAGTGGCGGGCACGGGAGATGAGAGTGGCGTTGTCCTCGCCGCCCGGCGCGAGATTGTGGGGGCATGAAGTGCCGGTGAACTCGCGGTGGTATCGGATGTTCGTGCCGGGGTTTGGCCGTCCCAGTTTGTAGGCGCGGCAGAGTGCAGCGATCAAATGAGCGGCTTCCTCGACCGCCTTGTCGGTGATCTTCCAGCCCGGGGGACCGGTGTAGTTGGACACCTCGATGCCGATGGAGGACTCGTTGATGTAGGTGTTCGCCGCGTGCCAGGCGGTGTCCCAGTCGTTGACGAGCTGGCCGATCAAGCCTCCGGACTCGACCTGGTAGTGGGCGGATGCCTGCCTCGACTGCCAGACCTGCCAGATGTCGTCGACTGAGAGGATGCCGGCGTTGTGGTGCACGACAATCTTGTCGATCGTCCGGCCGTTTCGTCCCTTGGAGTAGTGCTTGTTCATCAGCCGGTACCGATCCGGCTCGAGGTTCTCCCATGACTTCATTTCTCCCCCTTCAAGGCGATGCGCCAGGACTTGTTCAGTTGGGCGATGAACCAGGCGTCGAACACGCTGTTGGCCCACCGCCAGGTCTCCCACGCGAACGGCGCCCACATCTGGGCCCGGAGTCGCCACCGGTAGTAGCGGTTCATGGCCGCACCGTGTGACGTAACGCGTCAAGATAGATAGCGGCGACGGCCCACAGCATCCGCAAGCCCCACACGAGGTGGCCGATCATCGGACGGCCCACGCAGCCGAGTCAGCGATACGGTGCGCGAGAGGACGGGCGTCACCATCCGGGGTGTGGAACGGCTCGAGGTAACCCGCCGTGTGCCTGCCTGCGGTGAGGTAACCCTCTGCCTCACGGACCGATCGTGTGATGCGCGGCCCCAACCCTTGAAACCATTCCCACGGCGGCAATCCCAACATGGGGATCAGTTGCAACCGGCCGCGGTGAGCCTTATCCACGAACGCCGCGAGTAGTTGCCCGGGCACAGCGTCAGCCGATGCCGTGAGGTACCGCAGCAACGAATCGGGGGCGCACCGACTGATCGGATCCAACGGGTGCCCCACCCATAGGGTGCGGTCGGGGATTGGCCCGTAGTTTTCGCCCATCACCCCGAACCCTGGACTGTCAGGGATGCCGTGTTGTTGGCGGTCTGCGGGTTGCCACCCGTCGGCCATCTGCAACACTGCGGCGATGCGGTGGCGCAGTTCGGGGTGTTGTTCGAGGAACTCGCGGACTGGTCGTGTTCCGGCGCTGTAGCCGATGAGGATGATGTCGTCGTCGGTGTCACGCACCATCGACGCGATGCGCATCACCGCCCGGCGTGACGCTTCCGGCCACGACAGTGGCCCCCCCACCCCCATCAGCGACGCCGCCCACGGCACCCACCGGGTGGTGCACCCGGTTTTCCAGCGCAGCCGCTCCACCATCGGATCGACCACCCCGGACGTGCGGCCGTGTGAGCCTGCCCCGTCGAGGACGAGTGCGGTGATAGGCATGTTGCCTCCTGAAATGAGGAACCCCCCAGCGTGAGTGCCGGGGGTTGCAATGAGGAGCGGTCAGAGTGCAACCAGAGTGCAACTAGTTTTTCACTCTGGCCGCGATGACGCCGCCCATGATCGGGCGGTTAGGGGCGGGTCTACTCGTGGGGCCAGAACCCGCCGTCTGGTGCCACCAGTTACCGCGCGGGCACCAGGTCCCGAGTCGCGGCCTACAGTTCCGTGTACGACACCATGTCGACAGTGGACCCCTGGTCCTGAACCATGAGAGTTAGCGGCACTGTATGCGTGTCAGGCATCGACAACGGTCCGCCTCCGTCCTCGGGATGGGCTTCCACCTGCCGCCCGTCCACCAGTACAGTCCACAGCCCTCCCGCACGGCGTAGCGTCACAGACGAACTCACGGACCACGCCCCCACCTCAGACTTACCAACATCGGTGGCGAACCCATCCCTCAGACGCAGCACCCCTGACGGGGCGAACACCACATTTGCGCCAGCGGAGTAGTCCGAGGAAATAGCAAATAGCGTCGCCCCATTTCCGCCTTGGATTGTGACCTCGAACGCGGCAGAAACCGTGGGTCCGGAAATTAATGCGTTGGTCAGACCGGGTGGGGAGTAGGTGCCGTCCATCAAGGTCCACCGCTCATCCAGTGTCGGGGTGGTGAAGTCGTCCACCCAGAGTGGCGGGATCGGCCACACTGTCACGTACTCGCCCAGCGAGGCATCCCACACGAGCGCCTCCTGCAACCCGCCGACACCGTCGAAGCGCACCTTGTCCGCGTCGATCCACTGGTTACCGTTCCACACCTGGATCGCGCGCCGGGATGCGGCGAGGTCCGCAGCCTGACGCGATACCTCCGCAGCCGATTCTGATGATGCCGCCGCCGACGCAGACCCGGCAGCCGCATCTCGTGCGGTCTCGGCGCCACCACGAGCCTCCACTGATCCATCACGGGCGGTACGAGACTCATCGCGAGCATCCCGCGCGTGGTCACGGAACACTCCCGCCTGCGCCTCGCTCTGCGCCGCAGACTGCTCCGACAGGGAAGCGTTCGACTCCGACCCCGCCGCCGCCCCCCGATGCTGGTCAGCGTCAGCAGCGTGACCGCCTGCCACACCGGCCAGACGGTCAGTCTCCGACTCGTGATCAGCCGCCGCATCCCGCGCCGTCTCAGCGGCCTGCCGAGCGCCCTCCGCCGCAACACGATCCGCCTCCGCCTGCTGCGCCGCCGCGCGTGCGTCAGCGCGCAGCTGCACCATCACAGACTCGACCCACGACCGTTCATGCGCAGGAGCCGACTCGGCCACCGCCTCCGACAGCAACGTCATGTCGGCGGTGACATACAGCTCGTAGATGTCCGGGCCACCCGCGTAGGTGTCTACTACCAACACCGCCGGGCCGGGTTCGAGATCGAGCGAAATGGTGCCTGACGCGGCCACTGGCACTGGGGCAGACACGATCAAGCGATCACCCGAAGCCAGTGACCCACGCGCTGCGGGGGCCTTCACGAACGCCTGCCGCACCTGCCCCGCGACAAGTAGCTCGCCTACAACGTCAGCGAGAGAGCCAGTAAGAGTCGGCATCCCAATCCCCCTAAGTAACGTCCGGGCCGTCGCCCGGGTTGCGGATGATTCCTGAGTTCGCAGTGTCAATGTTCTTCCGCTCCACCCAAATCAGGGTCTTCTCCGTCCCGCCGTAGAGCGTCCACCACAATCCGTTGTGCCGATACCCGAGCTCGATCGACCACGGCGCCGATTCAGGCGGAACGATGATCGGCATGGCGTAATGCTGATCCCAGCCGGCATTTGGGGTTTGCCAGTCGAAGAACCGGGTCATGACCTCGGTACCGTTCTTGTCCCGCACCAGTGCCCGCAGCCCGTGACCGACACCGCCGCCGCCTGACGTGGAGATGGTGAAGTGCGCTGACCACGAGCCGGTCTCGATGACCATCCGGTGGTTCGACGTATTGAGTTGAGCCTTCTTCGAAGGCCCATACCGCGAGTTGAACGGGATCGTCTTGTACGTCGCGCCGGACCCGAAGCGGCGGTTCTGGGTCATGATCCCGCCCGCATAGCCGGGAACATCGTCCAGCAGTTCCACGCGGCTATTGAGGGCGGTCATTCCGTCAGCGATACGGACGATCGGATCGCCCGGGCCGGGACCGAACAGGGCGTCGGCGATCATGCCGATGATGCCGGTGAGCCCGTCCGCGAGCGCCTGCCCGATACCGCCGATCCCGTCAAAGATCTGCTGCAAGATCCCGCCCGGCACACCCGGCGACGTTGGGGTCGTACCGCTTAGATTGACGCCCATCTCAGGCCTCCTTGGCCGTCTTGGCGCGCTTGGCCACCAACGCCGCCTGCGCGTTAGTGATGACCTCCGCGAGACCGTCCTCGTCCATATCGGTCAGCACAACCTCCGGGGTCGTCACCTCGACCGTCGCCCGCTCCTTATCAGCCGGGATCCACACCCCGTACTCATGCGGGGCACCGGAGCCTCCGAGCGCGTCGTACTTCACCGACGGCGGGGCTGCACTGCCCGGCCCGGAGCAACCGAGCCGGCCGAACACCCACGCCGCCATCGCGTGCGCACCGTCAGCGTCGACCGACAAGTGCGGCATGTTGAAGAACACGTACGCGAGCGGATGAAAGTCCGGGTGCCTCGGGTACGGAAAAATCTCGTCGGTGATGTCGTCGGGCATCGCTTCTCCTCACATGATGAACGTCTTGACGCGGTCCACCGCGTTCTGCACAGACTTGATCGACCTCGCGAACAAAGCCGCCGGACTCTCCCGCACCCGCGGATCCCCGAGCTCGATCGTCGAGCGGAGTCGGCGGTCGCCGCGCTTCTGCCCGATCGCAGACTTGGAGACGTACGTGGCGAACACGATGTCGCGGTGCACCAGGCCCTGCTGGTCCCCAGCCCGGTAATCGACGCCCCACACGAACGGGGCCGCCCCGTCGACGGTGAACCCGATACTGATACCGCCGGCGCCCTGGGCGAGCATCTGGAACGCCTGCTGGTAGGCAGATAACGTCCAGCCGTCGCCGGCCCCGACCGAATCTCGGTAACCGAACCGGCCGTGCCAGTCGCGGCGTTTGCCGTCGAAGGACACCGACCAGGCGAACAGTTTGTCTTTGAGCCCGTCCCCGACAATCTCGCCGAGGAAGATCGCCGCGGCGTTGATCAGCCCACCGAAGACGGGGATCGCCCCCGCCAGGGCGGCACCGACACCACCGAACACCGCCTTGGCACCGGAGCCGACGAGCTTGTTCAGCGCCTCCGGTGAACGGCCACCCACAGTGACGTGCCAAACATCAGACTTGGCGACCGTGAGCTCCGAGGTCACCGACTCCATGTGCTCCGGGCGCCACACCACCCACGCCGGCACTCCGGCCGCTGTGGACGGAGTATCGGCCAGCCCGATCCGCGGCGCGTTGGCTTCGGTGTCGAAGGTGCGGATCAGTCCCTTGAGCAGATCCCCGACGTGACCGGTCGTGGAGGTGTCCCACTGGCGGGGCACCACGTCGAGGACGATGGTCGGCTTGGTCAGGATGGTGTGCTGCGGGAATGGTTGCGGGTCGCCCTCGAGCCACACGTCGTGGGTGAGCAGTAGCCCGGCGGCGTCGAGGGTTTCCTTCACCGCGGCGAGCCCGGAATCGAAGCGCATGTCCAGGATCGTCATCGCCGTGACGATGTCCGCGTTGATCGGGTTGACGATGCACGGCCACCGGTCGGCGACCACGTTCTGCCACGCCGCCGGTTCCCACAGGTCCCAGCCAGTGATGGACCCGGGCTGGAACTCGCGCATCAGATTGATCAGGAAGTACTCCTTGATCACCTTGAGCGACTGGCCCGCCCGCGTGTCCCGGTACTTCGGCTGCGCGATCACCGGGAAGCCGGGGGAGGCCTGAAAAGTGATGTGCGCCGAGTAACGGTGCAGTGAGACGGCCTCGATCTTGACCCGCGAGCCGCGCCGCTTCGAGCCATGCCCGTCAGTGATGCGCAGCACCCGGTAAAACAGCCGGTTCGGCTTACCCGACACCGGATCTGGGGCGGCCTCGATGAGCACCCACTGCGCGGCATGCACCAGCTCAGTCCAGGTGTCCTCCGGCCGCTCCGGATCGATCGACCCCAACGGGATCAGCGACTCCACGACCGGATGGTTCACCGGGTAGGACGCCTCGAACACCGACTCCTCGTTCACACCTTCCGGGCCTTCCCACTCGATGAAGCCGTGCAGATCGTCAATCGGCTCGATATGACGATCCAGGAGCTTCATCACCACCCCGCCCGCTGCGAGGGTGGCGTGGCGTTCAGCGGACCAGTCGGACACCGCTCACCACCTCCACGGGTCGCAGAACAAGGGCTCGATCACGCCCGTACAGCCGGTGAACGTCCACGGCGCAGACTCCCCAGGGAGGATCGGTACTGGGGCGACACGGCCCCGCAACTGCCGCCGCAGCGCGGTGGCCGGCTCGCCGTCGACAGTGACCAGACCACCGGTGGCCGGGTCGGTGTGCCACACCGCCGGGACCGCCGTGGTCGGCAGAATGACGGACGGTAAGCCCGGCCCGGACACCGTGGCGCCCGACCCGGACCACTCCACCCGCGGGTAGCCTTCCAGCTCGCCCAGATTGAGCACCTGAGCGGCGCCCGAGTACCGCTGTGGGGCGCCGAGCCACACCCCGTCATGACAGGTCACCTCGAGCGTGGTCACCAGAGACACCGTCCCCACCGACCGCGGGGACTTCGCGGGCGTCTCAGATGCGCCCGGCAGACGTGCGCGGGTCCGTAGTAGCGGCCCTTCCTGGGATCGGAGGGTGAATTCCCCGTCGGCGAACGGAGACCACGCCGACCGCCACCGACGAAACAGCCTGCCCGGATCGTCCAGCATCTCGTCATCGCGCCACCGATCAGAGATCCGCACTTTCAGCGACCCCGTCATAGCCTCGAACGAGTACCCGGCCAGCACCACCCCAGCCCGCTCGGGCGCGGGCTCCAAAGTAGTGGTGGCCGAGGCGACGAACCCCGACACCTCCTCGGCGCCGACACCCTCGGCCCCCTGATGAGCGCCGACGAGCTGCCACGTCGAGTTGTTGACGCCGCGGTAAGTGAGCTCGTACACCAGTAACCCCCTCTAGACGATCCCGGAGATTCCGGCGCCGAGCCCGGCGGGCTCGCGTTCCTTCTCCTCGATACGGATCTCGATCAGATCGACCTTCTCGTCGAGCGCGGAGAGCATCTGCTCAACTTCGTCCCGGGAGAACGCCGACTTATCAGCGGGGAGAACCACCACCACCTGGTCGCCCTTGGCGGCCTTGGTGTCGACGTCGTCGGTGGTGCCCTCTGCCGGATCGTCGACTGTCAGTTCCGCCAACGCCGCGGTGTCAGGTACCGCCGTTGCCGGTTCCGCAGATTCGGCTACCGGGGCCGCGTCCAGCTTCGTGCCCAGGACCCGGCCGTCATCGTCGAGAATCGCCGGAGCAGACAACAACGGAGACTCGGCGGCCTCGATCAGCAGGTTCGCGAACGAATCCTTGAACTTGCCGCCGACAATCCCACCGAACCCGACCTGGGAGAGCAGCCAGTCACCCTCGGCTGTGCCGTACTGGCCGCCGTAGTGCTGGAAGTACTCCTGCCACGACCCTTGACGCCCTTGGGAGTCGGAGGCCATAGCCCAGTTCAGGTAGCCGTTCACCGCACCTTGGACCATCTGACCGGTCATGATCGCGGCATCCCTTGCCCGCAGTACCGCCTCGGTCAGCTGACTGTTGGAGGCGGTCCACTCCTCGAGTCGGGCAGTTTCCCCGGTCTCGAAGGCGTGCAACGCCGCATCGGTCGCGGCCTCGATGGCGTTCGGTCCGCCTGCAGCGATGCGCTCCAAGTCCGGCAGGATCGGATCCCGACCGAAGATGTCGAACAGTGCGTTCGCCACCGGGTCTCGGCCCGGCGATGCCTGGCCGGAGATGACCGCCTCCGCCAGGTCGATGTTGGACCGGGCGACCTCTTCCAGCGAGTCATCGAGCCGGACCGCCCGCCACGCGGGCCCCACCTCGTCGGTGGGCACCCGACCGGAACCGATCGGCCACTCACCCTTCGACCAGGCAATAGCCTTGTCGTTCAGGTAACCGGACACCTTCTCCCACTGCTGACCGACCGCGCCGGCCACAGTGAGCGCACCCTTCACCTCGCCGGGTAGCGCCGCCCACACCGCGGCGCCCGCAGCATCGAGCCCGGAATCGATCTGGTGCTGCACACCACGCCGGGTGTCGGCCGCGATCTTCTCCAGGTGATCGATCGCGTCGCGGCCGTCTCGGGCCATGACGCGGATCGGATCGAGAAGCTCAGCGGTAGCCATGACCAGGTTGGAGATCCAACGCCACTGCGGATTGGTCAGCACCGGCTCGACCTTGCCCGTGCCGTTCGCCGCCAGGGTCAGGCCGGGGGCAAGCCCGCCACCCTCCTCATACCAGTGCGGTGACTGCGCGTTCCAGAACGACAACGCGCCCGAAGCAGTGCCGTAACGGTCCTGGATGTACCGAATGCCGTACTCGATCTGCTTAGCCGGATCCGAGGTCTTCGGCCCGTACGGCGCCCACGTCGAGTCAAGGAACTGGGCGATCCCGTAGGCCGTCGACGTTGGGTTCTGGGCATTGTTGTTCCACCCGGACTCGCCCGTCCACAACTGCTTGAGAGCTTCCCATTCGCCGCCGGTCCAGCCGACCTGCCTTGCCGCAGCTTCACCTAGAGCGAGGTTGTCTCCGGCGACTCCAGTCAGGTCGATGTCGCCGTACTGGCCACCACCACCGGACGGGATCTTCGACAGCACCCAATCCTTGAACGTGCCGTACACCTTCTCGCCCAGACCGCGCCCCAGGCCACCGATCAGTCCGCCACCCTCAGGGATCGAGTCCATGATCGGCTTCATGATGGTGTCCATCGCCGAACGAACCATCCGCCCGATGACAGAACCACCATTCCCGCCGGAGCCGTCCGAACCACCCTCGAACACGCCGCCACCGAACGGCATCGTGGGTGGGGTGTTCATCGCCCAGTGCACGTGGTGCTGGTGGTTTCCGGCCTGAGCCCAGGTGTAGAACTGCCCGAACGGCCCCACGAACTGACCGTTCTTGATCGTGCGATCAAATCCGGGGGAGTCGTAGATCAGCTCCGCAGACCCGGGGTAGGTGTCCGCGATGTCGTTCGCCAACGCCAACTGCGCCGGGGTGTTGCCAGAGCCGTTGGAGAAGTCCCCTGCCATACCGGCACCGTGCAGGTCATTGGAGTTCCGGTACCCAGAGGTCATCTGGAGCATTGGGTACTTGTCCTGCACGATCCGGGTCATCGCCGCAACGATCCCGCCATCAGCGAACGCCAGGACACCACCGTCAGCGAACGCCGCCGAATCGCGGCCGTGCTTGGCGATCTCACCACGCATGGCGTCACGGTTCATGCGGTCCACCGCGGACGCGCCACCCACGGCGCGCGTCCACTCCGGGCGCATGATCGCCTCACCACCGGAGAGTTCCAGCCCTTGCCCGGTGCGGGGGTTGACGAACTTGTGCACGTCACGACCCGGGGTGTATCCGGGGAGGACACCACCAGAAGCGAACTCGAGCGGCATCGTATCGAGCTTCTTGTCGTCCATGCCGAGCCAGCCAGCGACCTTGTTCCAGACGCCGACGATGCCCTTGTTGTAGACGGTGTCGATGACGAACCGGATCGGTGCCGCGGTCTTCTCCTTGATGGTGTCCCAGACGCGGCCGATCAGATCGGTGGCGAACTCGAACCCCTTCGCAACAAGATCGACACCCTTCTTGAGCCCCTCAAACACGGGGTGGACAACGTTGTCGGCAACCCAGCGGATCCCATTGCCCAGGGCAGTCCACACCGGGTTGATGACGTTGTTCCACACCCACGAGAACGTGTCCCCAACAAGCCCCAGGCCAGCCTTGACGGCATCAAACACCGGCATGATGACGACATCCCACACCCACTTGATGCCCGCACCGAGCGCGTTCCAGACGGGCTTGATGACCGAGTTCCACACCCACGAGAAGTGCGATCCTACAGCGGTGAATCCGGCCTTGATCCAGCCGAATACGGGCGCCAGGACCGAGCCCCATACCCACTGCGCCACGGCCGCGAAGGCATGGAACACGGGCTTGATGATCGTGTTCCACGCGAACTGCAGGGCAGTGGACACAATAAACCAGTACGTCTTGATGTAAAGCAAGAATCCGGTCACGACGACCGCGGCGACGACCTTGGCGGCAGTCATGATCCCGTCAAAAATCGGCTGGATAAACGCCCACGCCACAGCGAACGCGTTCTTGACCCACTCCCAGCCGGTCACTAGCGCGCCGGTGAACGATGCCCAGATCGCCTGCCCGGTCTCGGTTTTCATGAAGAACCAGGTCAGCCCCGCGATCAGCCCAACAATGGCCCCGGCGATGAGTCCGAACACGTTCGCCCGCATCGCCAAGTTCAGGCCCTTCATTCCCTGCGTCGAAAGCAAGGTGACCACGTTCCAGGCGCGCTGAGCGACAGTGAACGCGACGAGCCCGGCCCGGGCTACTGCTAGCCCAGTCGCCATTGACCCGACCACGATCCCGAGACCGATCACTAGATTCTTGTTCTCGGAGATCCAGCCAACGAGATCCTGAATTGCCGGGACAACATTGTCACGCACCCACACGCCGCCCTGACGGAGCATCTCAAACGCAGCACGCGCGTACGGCTCCAGCTCCACGAGAGCTTCGTTCTTGAGGATCTGGAACTGCTCGCCGAGAGTGCGAGTTTCGTCCGCAAGACCAAGGATCGTGTCATCGGAGGCACCGATCCCGACCATGAAGTCGTCGACCTGGAGGGCCCCAGACTGCACGGCATCGATGAACGAGGCCGCACCCCGGGTGCCGAACAACCCCTCGGCGAGGTCGTATGCGGCGGCACGATCCCCGGCGGCCATGAACCCATCGATCGCGTTCACCGTCTCGAACAATGCATCCTGGGGGTCTTTCCCTGCTTCTGCGAACTCGCCCAGAGAACGGGTAAGCCGCTGGATAACCTGATCTCCCTTGATGCCGGCCTTGTCGAGGCTGCCGATCAGGGCCGCGGACTCATCGAAGGAGATGCCAAACTGGCGCAGAGCCGGTCCACCCTTACCGAGACTGGCCGCGAGCTCATCAACACCGACACCTGTGGCCTGAGAAACCCGGAAGAGAGTGTCGAGCGACTTCGAGGTATCCCCGCCGGCGACACCGAATCCGGTCATCGCCGCCGACAGATCGTTGATGTTCGGGGCCACCCCGGTGATGTTTTCCAGCTCCAGCATCTGCCGGGACACTGTTTCGAGATCGCCACCGGTGAGGCCAAGTCGGGTGTTCAGGTCAGCGAGAGTTGTGCCGACTTCACCCATTGCGTTCGGCACGGTTCTCATGACGGCCAGGGCTGACTCCTCCAAGCCTGCGAGCGCATCACCGGATGCTCCGGTGCCGACACGGATGTCGCGCGACATGGAGTGGAAGTCGGAGCCGAGCTTGACGAGGTAACCGGCGGTGGCGATTGCTGCTGCGCCGGCCGCCAGGATGCCGACCTCTAGCGCCTTCTGCGCACCCTCAAGGTCCTTTGTTGCCTGCTCTGCCTGCTCGGCTGAGAGCCGCGATTTACCGACCGCGTCGGCCTGCTCACGAGCTGCCCGAGCCGAATTGTCCTGCGCAGCCGCGAGGCCCTTCTGTGCCTGCTCCAGGTCGCGGCTCTTGCGCTCAGCGTCGGTAGTGGCCTCAGACTGGCGGCGACGCTGCGTCGCAAGGTTCTCCTCGGCACGTGCGATCTTAACCGGGTCGCCGGACTCCAGAGCCTTGTTGTACTGCTCCTGAGCGATCCGCACCTTACCGGTGGCGTCGGCGACCTTATTCTGCGCCTTCTCCGCCGCGTCACCAGCCTTCGTGACAGCCTTCTCCGACTTGGAGACCGCCGCCTCGAGCTCCTTAGCGATCTGCTCGCCAGCCGCCTTACCGGCCCCCTGCGTGCCGGACTTGAGCTTGCTCGCGAAATCCGACAGAGAGGGCAAAACGGGGACCCAGGCGGTATCTCCATCAACAGCCACAGCGCACCTCCTCGTCGTCGAACTAGCTTGTGGACGCTGTCACCGCGCCAGGATCGTGCTTCGCCCCACCGCCAGGACGGAGAGAACGCAACACCTCGATGGCCTTACTGGCGGACTTCCCGCCACGGTCGCCGAGCTTCTTCTCGTCACGGGTCCACGGGTACTGCCGCCATTTGGGCATCTTCGGCTTCTTGCGCTTCTGCCACACCAGACGCTGATCGATGATCTTGAGCATGTGGATCTGCTGCCAGGCCAGCGCCTCAGACCAGGTCCATTGCTGGCCGTCGTTCTGGGCCCGGTGCAGCGCAGAGGTAGGGGGCAAGCCGTTGATCAGGGACACAAGCATCCGCCCGGTGATCTCGCCCCGCCAGAAGGCGGCGACGGGATCACCGAGGGACGGATACTGGTGGATCAGCGCCGATTCGCACGCCTCCGGGTACTCCGCGAGGACCTCTGGGTAGGGTCCGCCTGCTCTGCCCACTTGCCGACCACGTCGAACAAGATCTGAGAGCTACCACCAGCGTCAAGGAACGCGTCCACCTGACCTTCGTAGCCGGTGACTTCCTCACCGAGGTACAGCTCGAGCATCTCGGAACTGAACTCCGACGGGAGAACCTTGCCATCGTTGAGGTCTGCGCGCAGCCCGGCGAGCTCATCGCGCCACTCGTCGTCGGCCATGATCGGATCCTTGATGTACAGCGTGAGATCCTCGGTCGCCTCCCACGGGAAGCACGTCTCACTGCCAAGCGTTTCTGCACGCTTGGCCTTCATCTGGTCGAGGGAATCGAGCCTGCGGGTTGTGGCCATTGGTGGCCTCCTTCATGTCGGGCTGTCGGGCATGGGTTGGCCCCGGTCGCGCGTGCCCGACAAGGCGCACGACCGGGGCCGTCAAAGGGGGCAGGCGTGACCTGCCGGGGGCCGGTGTGGGGGCAGGCTGGACCAGCCCCCCACACCGACCTACAACACCCCGCTAAGGGGCAGCCTCGTCTAGCGCGGCTTTGACTGTTCCGATCACCGTCGCCAGCCCTGCCAATCCGACGGGGTAGAGGATGAGGTCAATACCATCGAGGGCCTCCGCGTCCTGCTGGTAGTCGGTCTCGCCATCCGCCGCCGCGTGTGGGGACTGAGCGATCGCCATAAGGCCGCGAGATTCCATGAAAGACACCTCGCCGAAATCTGTAGGCTCGGCGGTAGCCCCAGGTCCGAGTTCTTTCCTCGTCCAACTTCCGCCCGTACGCGCATAGTTGGCGTACGGGATACCCACGTGCGGCACCCCGAAAATCGCTTTGACGAGCCGAGCATGATCCTCGACATGCCCCGGATCGCCCGCTGTGGGAGTGCGGTTCAGGCCAGTGAGGGTGTCAGCCTCGCTGACCGCCACCGCCTCTGGAGGATGAATAATCATGTCAGTCTCCTAGTACTGGTTCGAGTACGGTTCGCCGTATGCCCCGGGCGTACCGGGGCTCACGGGTTTCCCGAACCACCACCCGGCAGGTCCCAACCCTCGAGGAACTTGCGCTTGCAGGACCAGCCCTGTGCCGTCAGGTAGCCCTTGATCGTGATCGGGTATCCGATCAGGGAGCCCTTGCGGTACTCCTGCCCGCCACGCTCCGAGATGCCACCGTTGGGGATCTCGATACGGCGCCGGTACGGGTCGTCGATGACGTCGATACCGAAGAACACACGGTGCCTTTTCGGGATGTTGCCGTCAACGAACTCGATCGACCCGTCCGTGTTACGGGTCATGTCCGCTTCCTTCTTGCGGAAGTACAGCGCAATCGTGTCGTAACTGGTGGTCCACAGCGTGGTCTCCCACGTGATCAGGACGCTGGTGACGTCCTCACGGACCTCCGCGGTGGACTGCCACGGGGTGAAACCCTCGGTCGACTCATCGACCGCCTCGGTGATTCCCTCATCAGAGATCCATCCGAGATCGATGAACCCGGCAGGCCATTCGGCCATCCCCTCCGGGGCAGTCGTGCCGGTCGGGGCGTACATCAGCTGACCAGTCACACCCATGCGGACCAGTTCGTCGTCGTAATTGTCGCCAAGTGGGGCGCTCATAGCGGATCCTTCCAGTGAAATGCAGAAAGCCCCCGAGGATTCTCAGAGGCAGTCAAGGGGGGTTGGACCCGCTACGAGCGGGTCAAGAAACTTGCCACGGCACCGTAGCGGCGCACGTTCTCGTTACGGTCCGGCCGCGGAGTCAACGCAGGGCACCGGTCATTGACCGCCGCATGCGAGACCAAAGGCTCACGGAGCCGGGCCCGGACGGCCTGCCCCACGTTGCGGGCTTCCGTCTTGGTCGCGGCGTACACATCGATGTCGGCATCGAGTCGATCGATGGACAGGCGACCGTTCCACGACCGGTGCTCCTCGGTAGCAGGCAGAGCCCTCACCTGAACGAACGGAAGCGGCGAGTTTGGAAGCATCGCCACCCCGACCGCCGCCACACCGAGCTGATTAAGCGCCAGCCGGAAGTGGGCAACTAGCTCCGACTCGATGTCGACACCGGACACGTCTAGCTCTTCCCGGCGACCTTGGCCGACTTCGCAGCCGCGGCCGCCTGCGTGTCCGGTCCGGGAGCTCCGGGCAGGTCGATCTCCCCGGTTGCCTCCACCGAACTTTCAGCGGACTTGCCCGAGGCCTTCGCAGCGGCGAGAGCAGCATCGCGCGTCGCCATCGACGGACGCGCCGGCGGGGCGTCCTTCTCGCTGACGTACCGAGCCATGCCGGTACGGACCGCAGCGTGAGCCTTCAGCGGGCTCAGCTTCTCCTTCTTGCCGACCCTGGACGGGTCTTCGTGGGTAGCCCACTCGACCTCGATCAGCTTCTCTTCCTTCGTTGCCATGTCATACCTCTCTGATAGCGCGCCCAAGAGCGCGAGTTCCCGGTTTCGACTCGGTGCCGTACTCCTCGGCAGGCGAGTCCGTCACAATGTTCACGAACGCGCGTCCACCCGGCCGGATACCCGACTCGAGCGTGATCCGCGCTTTCCCGCCCTCAGCGTTAGTGATCGCCTGCGCCCGGGCCGCCTTCGCCCGCGCCACCTTCATCAGGTGCGCACGTACCTGCCGGTTTTGGTTGACCTGGTCCCACATCCGCTTGGATAGCGCCATCAGCCCGACACCCTCTCGAGCATCACTTCGACGTGATGGACACCGTTCGGCTTGATCGGGTGCGGAAACCGCAGCACATCACCCACCACTGCGAACACCTGACCGGCCGCAGTGCGGACCCGATCAACCGAACGCAGCGGAAGATCCCGGCCTGGCGGGGTGATGAGTTGCCACCCGGTCACAACCTGAGGCCGTTCCACCGGTCCCTCCGACGAGGTGAGCGGCTGAACGGACACGTAGAAGCCGACCGGCACCTTCTCCGGCGGCAACGTCCAGTCCGGAGACGGAGCGCCCGACCCGAACTCGTCCACCGTTTCCAGCGCCTTGAGGATGACGATCTCGGTGGTGAAGCCGCGGCTCACAGCTCAACCCGATCGCCGAAGTCCCACGAGGGGGACAGCGCGCTCGGCGCCCCGAACATGGCCAGATGCCAGTCCAGTAGCCGCAATGACCCCGCAGACGCCACTAAGCTCCCCGACCCTGCCAGGGCCCCGTTACGCCACGAGTACGACTGGTGCCCGCGGTACTCACCCGGTGCGATGACTTCCGCCACCATGTCGACGACGACGATCTTGGCCAACGCCAGGCTGTCATCGTCGCCCTGGTCGACTTGCACGTGCTGATCGAGGAGCCGGGACGCTGCAACGACGAGAGCTTCCGTGCGTGCGAGGTCGGACGTCGACAGATCACGATCGATCTGCAGCGCGACCTCCTGCGCATCTGCGAAGAGCATGGTCACCCCTTTCCCCGCCACCCTCCGGCGCACCGCTGCTCAGCGGTGCGCCGGAGGGGCGATCGTGTCACCCGAACTGGGCGATCAGGTCGGCCCGCTCGGCTGCGTCGGCCTCGTCGGGCTCCATCCCCTGGCCGACTGCGTACTCCCGCCACTTGGCCACCGGAGCGGTCTTGGCTGGCTTGGCCACCGGCTCGGGCTCGTCCGGACCGCCCTCGTCGTCGCTACCGGGATCCGAACCGTCTGGATCGGCGGGGGTCGGCTCTTCGGGCGTCTTGTCCGTCGCGGCCGGCGCCTTAGCACCAGGCTCGGGGGCCGACTTGCGGGTGGAGCGGCCACGAGGGGCTGGCTCCACCGCGCCCACCCGGAGCAGACGACGCTCGTCTGCGCCCGTCAGCTCGACCGTTTCGCCCTTGCGGTGACGCACGAACTGGAACGGCTCGTTCGGCTTGGAGACCACTTGATCCCACTGGTCTGCCAGGAGCGTGTACTTCGCCATCGGACTCCCTCCTTATCCCTTGATCCCGGTGATCCAGCAGGCCGCGAGCGGCTGATCGATTCCGTTGACCCGCTTACGCGAGGTGTCCGAGCGCCACGACTCGGTGGGGCCGCCATTCGGCCCGCCACCTTCCGGGTACATGGCCGTGGACTGCAGGGCTCGAGTATCGGAGAAGAACCCGACAGTGCGCCGCTCGACGACGAGCACCCGGTCCAGCGGCCACGACCGCGACTGCAGCGCGTTCATGCCCATGATCTGGTTCGGGAGCTTGCCCGTGTACCGGAGATCCTCGGTGGCGAGACTGTCCTTGTACACGTCGATGAACTTGTCGTTGTCCATCAGCACCGGTGTGATGGAGGCGGGCAGCACGACGGTGTCCGCCACGAACCCCATCGTGTCGTCCTCCTCGACGTCGCCGGACAGCGAAGCCGAGCCGACCTTCTCCATGGCCGCAGCGATGTCGTGTCGCGGATTGCCCAGCCCGTCGGTCCATGCCGCCGAGGCCGGGATCTCCGGGATCGCCGAGTGCGAAAGCAGGTAGCGCAGCGCCCGGTCGTCGTTGCGGATGAAGGTGTTGACGAGCTGGGTGATCTGGGTCTGCGCCAGATCGAGCCGACCCTCGTCGATCATCTCCTTCGAGACGCGGATACCGCGCGCGAGCTTCTGGGAGACCGCGATCTTCGGCAACCCGATCGCGCCCGCGGTCACCGGGATCTCGGAGAACTCCGCGACCGGCTCCGGCCCCTCGTCGAGGTACAGCGGCGTGGACTCGTTGTAGGAGACCATGCCGTTGACGTTGGGGCCCGCGTCGCGCAGCAGTGACTCGGAGAGAAACTGATTGGCGAGCATTTGAATGATCTTCGTCGGGACCAGCTTCGGGCTTCCGACGAGATCGTTGATGGTGATGCGGGGACCGTCGTTGACGCTCACCACTTCTGTGGGTGCCATGATGGCGATTCCTTTCTAGGGGTTCAGAGCGTCCGGACGAGACCGGACTTGTTGGCCGCGGACACACCGGCGGGCTCGGTGACGTACCCGACGATTCGGCCGGTCGGGCTCGCGCCCGCGGGCTTGACCTTGCCGTCGCCGGCGGACACCACGGCCTCACCGAAGGTGGCCGCGGCCGAGAACACGCACTTGACCTCGATGCCGCTGTAGGCGACGCCGGTGTACTCGGGAACCGCAACCGCAGACACGACCGGATTGCCGAACGCATCGTCGGGCAGCGCCGCGGAAGCGGCCGGGGCGGCGTCACCGATCGAGACGCCGAGCACCTTCGCCGAGTCTTCAGCAGCGACACCGATCTTCCCGCCAGTGCGGGCCTCCACGACCTGCCCACCGCGAACGGTCTCGGCAACATGGAAGGTCTTGGGTCCGTGCTTGGTGACAATGGGGATGGCAGACATCAGAAGCTCCAGTTCTGGTAGACATCGGACTCGGTGACGTCGGCAGCCGCGCCGACCTGGTCGCCGTCGTGGCCGATCTCAGCGACCGGCACGAGATTGTCGGGCTGGGAGGCCAGGACCTCTGCCATGCCCGGGTCTGCCTCGATAGCCGTGAGCCAGTGCTCGCGTCGCGAGGTCGGAATCTTGCCGGCGCGGATAGCCGCGCCAACCTTGCTCTCCCGGTCCTGCCGGGCCAACTGCTCCTGCGCCGCGGCACCCGCGGCGGCCTGATCGCGAACACTGTCGAAGGTGGCAGCGTCTACCACTGTGAGTCCCTTCGTTGCGGCGGAGGCTCGGATCTGATCGACCCCAAGGGTCGAGGCGGCGACCGTCTCGCCGTTGTCGCCGCCGCCAGCGGAGGCGGTCGTGGTGGCCGTGTCGACCAGCGCGGTGAGCGCGGTGATCACGTCCGGTGCTGTGGCGTTGTCTCCCAGACTGAGCAGCGTCAGCAGCTCCGCGGTCTGGGTTTCGTCGAACTGCATCGACGTTCCTTCCTCTTGGTTGTCACCGACCGCGGCGGCCGGAGATTGGGGGCGGGACTCGGCGCGCGAGCCCCACGATGCGACGGCGGTCTGCCCGGAGGCCGCCACGTATTCGCGCTTGACTTGTTCGGGCTCGCCCCAAGTGACGCCGGTGTCGCCGGCGGTGTAAGGGACTCGGTACAGGTTGCCGGTTTCGTCGTCGACCGCGATCACCTCGGGCGGGTCGACGTACAGCTCTTCGATCCACCACCAGTTGTCGGCGGCGGGCCCTTCGTAGAAGGTGCGGCGAACGTCCTCGATGGACTGCGAGGCCGCAACCTTGATGGCCTGTGGCATGGGGGTTCCTTCCCTTGTGACCGGCATCTTGAACGCTGATCCGGACGGCTTCTGGGTCTCGGCTGCGGACACTCCGTATAGCGCGGCGATGTCCTGCAGGCTGGAGAGTGTCCCGACACCGGGCGCAGTCACGCCCAGCAGCGCCACCGCCGTCAGGATGAACGGGTGCTCGCGTCCTGTCTGGTCCACAAACCCGTACTCGCCCTCAATGGACCGGTCCGGGTACGCGGAGGCGAACACTGTGGCCAGCCACTCGGGCACGCCCTTGTAGTCCCCGACGAGGGTTGACCCATCGTCGGAGACCCGAAGGTCATCTACCCAGCCGACTGCGGGCTCGCCGTTGAACCGTGGGTCGGTGTGGCCGAGCTTGAGTACGGGCCTGCGGATCGCGGGGGAGTCCAGCGCGGCCACCGCTGCGTACAGGTCGCTCGAGGTGACCGTCCACACGCCGGTCGAGATTGTCCAGGTGCCAACCTTGACCAGCTCTACGTTCGGGATCGTCTTGAGTACCGGCCGAGGCGGCACCACTATGTCAACCATCGCCGCCACCTCCGTCCGTATCGACCGAGCTCGAGCTGGGCCCAGGTTCGGGAGCACCAAGCGCCCGGCGTAGCCACACCTCGAGGTCTTCATCGACCGTTATCGCGCCCGAGTCGATGAGGGTTCGGACCGCCTGTGCGATCGCCATGTCCGTAGAGCCGATCGTGTCGAACGTCAGCGTCGGGGCCAGTACGTCGGCGCCGAACTGCCAGTCGACGAGATCGTCGATCACGTGTTGGTTAGTGGTGTCGGCGATCATCTGGGCGATCGCGTTCAACGACGTGATAAACAGGTCGGCTTGAGTGGAGGCCAGCGCGTACGATCCGCCCTTGCCGTCGAGGTTGAGGAAGTGCGCCAGCGCGGTCCGCGCGATCTGCGCATCGTGGTACTCGATGACGGTCCGCGCCGGGACAAGGAGTCCGGTCACGCCCTTGAGGTCGAGCTTGGCGCCATACGGTAGTCCCGCGCCAGCGGAGTCTCCGGCGCGGTAATCATTGGCCATCTTCCGACCCTTGGCGATGTCCTCAGAGCTTGCCCCGTCCGGCGCTGTATATACCGGCACACCGACACCGTTGCGGCGCACCGAGATCGCCTCGATGCGCAGCAGTTGGTCCTTGAGCAGCCAATGCTTGTAGGCGCCCCGTAGGAGCGAGGTGCCAGCCCAGTCCGCGCCCTCCCTCTCGTTGACGTACGCGACCAAGCGGTCCACCGGAATGAACCGCCGCCCGCCGTCGCGCGCCTTGACGGTTCGTCCGGCCGGGGCGGCCTGCTCGATACCGATCAGGCCCCCGTCATCGGCGACCTTGATGTCGGACAGCGTCGCCGGCATCCGGGGAGCCAGCTTGCGCAACTCAACATCTCCAGTGGCTGGGTCCACGCTGACGACCTGCTCGAAGAACATGTGCCCCAGAGGCAGTGACAGCAGCGCCAGCCGAAGGTGCTCGGTCCAAGAGAACCGTGACTGCCGGCGACGCGGCGCGGGATTGTCGCCCGTTGTGAGCGGGAGCCCGAGCTGCTCGGCGACGTACGCCGCCACCTCGGGCTCGGCGTCGCCCGGGTCGATCCGCCACTTCGTGGACCGGATCGGCAACGTCACCGCCTTGAGTACCGAAATGGTCTGCGCGTCCGCCCGGCGCATCCGATTGAACACCGATATCGACTGGGGCCACCGCAGCTCCGGGACCTCCTCAACGTCGGCGTCGATACTCCAGTAGCTTCCCGGCCCAGAGGTTGTCAACGACGGAGTCGAGTGCACGTAACCGACCTCGCCTACCGGCGCGGGTCCAGGTGCGGGAGCGGTGGCCTTCACAGATTCCGTCATCGGCCCTCCCTTCCTCGTCTAGAAGCTCGCGGTCATAAAATCGACACCGCCGGTGGCTCCGCCATTCGGATTCGCGGTAGCGGGCTCGTGCTCGGGAGCGGGCGGTGGCGGGACCGCAGCCACGTCGAACTCGTCCAGCCCCCACGCCGCATTGGTCAGCGCGATCACCGGCGCAATGTCTTCGTTCTTGGGTCGTTCCCACGCCGCGCCGCCGGCCTGCCCGATCTCGCGTAACTGAACGCGTTTGAGCACATCCCCGACCCTCGGGTCCCCGTCGTGGGTGTAGGTTCGCCCGTCGATTCCTTGCAGGAATCCGTTCGTCGCCTGGGATACTTGGCCGGCCTTCACGAACTCCGGTTCAATCCCCAGATCTATGAGGTCCTTGGTCAGCAAGTCCTTGGCGATCGACTTGCTATCTATCACCACTGCGACCGGGTCGTTAAGCCCGACCACCTCGGCAACCTTGCGCGCGATCTCCGACGGAGATCCCGGGCCCCGATAGCCGAGCTGCAGATGCTTGCCCGTCGACGTGCGGACCGCGGCGCCGATAGACCAACGTCGAGCGCGCCGCTGCGACGGGTCGCGCACCGTCTCACACTCGACCGCGATGCAGGACGCCCCCGCCGCGACAGCGTCGAGATCCTTGAGGTCCTCCCACGCTTCCGAATCAACCACGGGCGGCAACTCCTCCGGGCCTTCGGTCGGCCACTCGCCGATCCCCAGGTACTCGCACCCGAACGACTTACGGCCGGCCTCGGTCTTGCGGAACTTGCGCCACTCCGCGCTGAGCTTGTCTTCGTTCGCGATGACGCCATACGCAGGATTGGCGATCCGCCAGGTCTCCGGCTTATCCATCTCGGCGTCATCCGGCGCCCGCCACTCCGCGTAAAAAAGGCGATTCTCGTGGTCTAGGCCCCGCGCGCGTACCGATGCCAACTGCATGCCGTTCGGCTGTTGCTCGGCGTTGACCGCCGTCGATGTGTAGATACTCTGCGGATCCGGCGCCGCCATCTGTGTCGGCGACAGTGCAGCAAGGTCCGCGAGGTCCAGGTCGTATGCCTCGTCGTAGATGGCCAGGTCAATCCGGTCCAGACCGCGCGCCGCGTTCGGCGACCTGGTCGTAAACACAACCTGCGCACCGGACTTCAACACGATCGTGCCGCGCCCCTGCGAGCACGTGTGCGACTCGACCAGAGACAGTAGATCCACGTGACTCCGCACCATGTTCCACGTGCGCTTCCACAGCGATTTCGCCGTCTCCCACTGCTGCGCCGAGAAGATGATCTGCTCTCCGAGCTTGAACATGCGGTAGATGACCACCAGCGACAGGATCAGCGACTTACCGTTCTGGCGCGGGACGATCAGGCAACACTCCGGGTGAGTCCACGTACCGTCCGGGTTCTTGGCCATGATCTTCTCGATCGACCATGTCTGCCACGGCATCGTGCGGACCATCATCCGGCGCGCGAGCTCCACGACTTTCTCGCCGAGCTCCCAGCTGCCAACCTGAAACGACTGCGCGAACGGAGTCTGCCGACCCGTCAGTTTCGGCCACTCCGCCGCGATGATCTCGGCGAACCTCTCGTCAATGTCCTCGTCAGAGGTCGTCGAGGATGTTGCCAAGCTTTCCTCCGAGAGTGCCGGTTCCATCACGTCTCCTCCGGATCTCCGCGAGCGTCTGCCGGAACACCGTCGTCAACTGCCGCGCTTCCTGCATCACCGAATCGACCTTGATTTCTAGGACCTTCCCGCTGCGCCCCTCGGTCAGTTGGGCCCACATGTCGGTGTCGCCGCGAAGGATCGCGTCGAGCTGGTCGAGCCGATCCTTAGTTCGCGACGCCTCTTCGATCAGAGCGGTCAGGTCCGCCGGATCATCGTCCAGGGCAAGAGCCTGGCGCAGTCGAGCACCACCCGATGGCTCGGCGCCAGCCGGGTCGTCGTCGGTCACCTCCGGCACCTCCTGCATGTGAGTTTCGAGCCCTCCAAAAAACTCCTGACTCGATCCGGCAAGGGGTCAGGAGCGGGGGGCCCTCGGATATTTCTGGGGTGGGGGGTCTAAAGGCCAGTTCAGAACGTCGGCACGCGGCTCCGGAGGGCCTGTCTGGCCCGCTTGAGTGCTGGGGGAGACGTTCATGGCGGGCGGGGGCCAGACGCCTGTGATGGCGGGCCGTACGTCGTCCCGGCTTCCGTCGCCGCGTTGCCTGTTGCAGATCGCGTGGAGGAGCCGGGTGGCTTTCTCACCGCCGTGCGCCCGTGCCTCATCGTGATCCGCGTCGAGCTCCTGCGTACGGAGCATCGGGAGTCCACACCAGTAGCAAGGCGTTCCGTCACGATGCGCGCGGATCAGCCTCTCTCGCTGTCTCTGATGCTTCCACCCGAGGCCACGCTCGGTAGTCGAGCCCATCAGGTGAGCCGTTCGAGTATCTGTGCCCGTGCGAGGTCGAGCATGCCGAGCATGGTGGTCGCCGTCGCGTCGTCATCCTCGCTGCACTCGACCTCCACGTACTCGGTGCCTTCCGAATCGCAGCTGAGCGTGACAGTGATCGCGGCGAGGTGCATACCTTCTGGCGCTCGGTCCATGTTCACCTCGCTGTGTGGTTGAACCCGGCCGTCCGCCACACGGGGGGATGCGCGCCCTCGCTGATGCGGGGCCAGTGGAGAGATGCGCGCGGGCGGCTACGGCCGGGAGATTAGGTCCACGCTCTATGCCGCGGCGTGGGCTCACGGGTTCCACACGCCGACCACAGAGCGGGAACGACGAAGCGCGGCGGTCCAATGGACCCACCGCGCTCGCAAGGCGAAGCCTACCATCGTTTGCTGGACAAGCCAGTCACATCTTTCGTTTCGCGTGTCGCACGTGATCGAGCACCTCACTCACCGCATACATGCGAGAACGCGGCGGCCCATACACCGACACCTTCTCCCGCTGGCCCCACTTCCGGATCTGCTCAGCCGTCGGCTGGTACTCACCGTCGGTGTACTCGTCGACCAGCTGCGCGCACATCTCGGCCGACACCTGGGCGGTGGCCAGCCCTTCGGCACGCTGGGCGGTCGAATACTCATCGATGCGCCGAACCGGAGGCGGGGTGGTCAGCCCGAGGATGGTCGCGGCCCACGTACCGATCTCATCCGCGCAGTCCTGCGACCACGACTGCTGGGCGATCCGATGCACATGCACACCGAGATGAAGCGCAAGTGTCCGGTCGTCGTCATGCTCGGGCAGGTCGACGCCAGCACTCTCCTTCAGGTAACGAGACCACTCCATCAGACAGGTGTGGATCTCGTTCGCCACCGACAGTGCCCCGATGTTCAGCGGAGGCCGGGAGCCCGGCACCCGCGGGTTACGCGCAGCCCGCCCACCGGGAGGACTGGTCTCCAGCCTGGCGATGCGCAGCAGCTCGGCGGACGAGTCAGCGATGATCTTGCAATCGGTGGCCAGGGTGCGCACAGCCTGCCGGTCGAGGAACGTCTCGGTCACGAAGTCTCCTGGGATACGGGGTCGGACAGGTCGAGCAGGAGTGGCGGCATCAGCCGGCCTCACTCTCGGTCTTGCACTTGCGGCACGGCTCAGGCAGACCATGACGATCACAGTCCGAGCCCTCCACCAACAGCGGAGGACCGGCATGCCCGTAGTAGGGAGACCCCCACCTGCCAGCCACCTCCACCTCAGGACAGGCACCAGCAGAAGGCACACCCTCACCACCAGCCGGAGAACGACCACCACGACCACGCCGACGCCGCTTCCTAGAACCGGACGGCTGACCCGAGCCCTGGCCGTCACCCGGACCCTGGCCCTTCCCCACACCCCTACCCACTCCCTGCCCTGACCCTGCCCTGCCCGGGTGCGCGCGCGACGCGCGTACGGGGACACGATCTGGTTCGGGTTTCGGTTGGGTTACCCGATGGGTTTGCGATCGGGTCGGCGGTGGGTCGGCCGGTGGGTGCTCGTCGGGTACGCGCGGCCCTCGTTGTACGTCCTGCGGTCCGTCGTCGACAGCGCCGGGCGTCCCGGTCACAGCGGCCTCGTGCGGCGATCCCTGGGGTTCAGCGGCGCGATGCGGCGACCGAGGACGGTCAGCGGCGCGGTGCGGCGATCCAGTGGGGCCTGCGTTCACACGAGGGCGGCGTGCCGGGCCAGCGGCCGGCATAGTCGAGTCGGGTCCAGCGACGGACGCGCTGGGGCCTGCGAGCGTGCCCGGCACACGGCCGGCGCTATGGGCAGGGGGCGGGGACAAGGTCATCCCAGCCTGGGCAGGTGTGCGTTGTCCCTTGCGGCGGTTGCAGTCCCCGCACGCGAGGACAACATTCTCCGGGCCTGCCGCCTTGGTCGGGTCGACGTGGTCCAGGTGCGCCTTGCGCGTACCGCGGTGGTCGTACTTTTTGAGTACAGCACCGCAGTACCGACATTCCGCGACCGTCGGGTCAGACGGATCGAGGCAGTCACGCGCCCACACCTGGGCATGCAGCTTGGAATCCTTGAGCTCACGCCGTTTACGGCGAGTGGTCTTCACCTGGTCGGCCCGGTCGTAACCGAGATCCCACCAGTCGTGAAAGATCCACCCCTTCTCCGGCGGCTGTTCGCAACGTGGGCAGTCATGACCAGGCTCATGCCACAGGCCAACCCCGACGAGGATCCCGGCAAGCTCGATCGCCAGTCCAGCGTCCGGCATCAACCGGGCGATCTGGGAGCGAGTCACCATCCCATCGGACAAGGTTGCTTGGCAGTCAGCACCGGCCATCACCCACAGGAACCCTGCCGCCGGGCCGCGAAGGTCACCGTCCAGAACGGAGTCGGCCAGGTCCCGATGCTTCTGCGAGTTCGGGAGCTGGTCATCGATCTGGAAGAACACGGGTGGCCTCTCGGGTCAGGGTCGCGCAGGGCAGGACGGTGGTCGGGTGGTGGCGAGCGTGGCAGCGTAGGACTGCTCATCGTTTGGTGGCCTTCCACTGGTCCTTGAGCCTCAGCGCGTGAGCGAGATCTTTGCGAGCCCGGCGTACCGTCTCCGGGTCGCGCGCCCGGTCGACGGCGAGGCGAGCATTCTTGATGCGTTTATCAATCGCGGACATGCTCATCGGCTGCTCCCGCCCCTGCGTTTCTGTGCCCGGCGTCGCGCTTGCTCGCGGCGCTCGAGGCGCGCTTCTTCCTGTTTCCACGAGACTTGATCGGATGGCCGCACATGCGCCTCCGGTCGGGCCGCCGGGACGACGGAGGACTCAAGAAACCCGCTCATGTGTCCGCACTCCCGTCGTCTTCGAGCGCCCACGCTGGACGGTTGTATCCGTCGCTGCCCAGCCCTCGGCGCTCCTGGTCGATGGCGTCCTCACTGCCGTACATCCGCACACCCAGCCACTGAGTAGTCATGTACGTGTGGCAGGCGCATCCCCGGCAGATGAAGTAGACGCGCCCCTCGTGGATGTCGGGCTGGCGAACCTGCACCCGCCCGTACTCGTCGAGGAGTTGCGTTTCCATCACCATCGACACGGGTTCCCAGTGGTGGTTGCAGTCTCTGGGTGCGGCGAACTCGTGCGGAAATCCGGCGGTCATGTGTCTGCGCTCCCGTCACCCTCGGCCAGGTCGGCGGGAACCCATTGCTGGCATTGGCTTGCAGGCATGGCCTCCCACAGCCGATACAGCGTGTCGCCAGGCCGCATCTTGGTTCGGGCCTCGCTCTCGCTGCTGGTCTCAGCCCACAGTTGGTTATCTGCCCCTATGACGCGCCACCACCGTGCAGGCCGCGGATCGGGGGCCAACAAGAGAGCAGAGTGTAGGGCGCGGGCGATGACCTCGGCTCGGTCGTTGGGCTCGTCCAGCCACCGGTACTCCCACGACCGCATAGCCACGTCGATCACCTGTGCGGCGAGTTCAATCCGCGTGGATTCGGCACCGTTGAGCATGTCTGCGGTGAACCACACATTGGTCATTGGCCTGCGCTCCCGTCACCCTCGGCCCGGTCGGCAGGCTCGCAGTCGGTAACCCATCGGCGGCGGCGTTCGACCACTGCGGGCCGTCCACCCCATTCCACGATCTGGTCTGTCTCGGTCTCCTCGACCAGTGGCGCGGGGGCGAGCAGACCAGTGGCGGCGAGAGCGCGGGCGACACCGAGTGCGTAGTCCTCGTGTGCGTCTTCCGGGACGCCGAACGCTGCGCCTGCCTGGAATTCTCGCGTACGACGGATCGCCTCGGCCACCTGTTCGATGGTGTTGTCCATGCCGGTCACCGCGTGGCCTCGTCTCGATCACGCTTGCTGTATGTGCCCCGGTCGCGGGTGCCCACCAGGTAGGCCATGACCGCGACGACCATCATCGAGAACAGCCCCGCTGCCTTAAGCCAAGACTCGTGCCTGCTGTCGGCGATGATCCGCACGAGCGTGTAGGCGGCGAGGATGAACACGAACTCAGCGACCCAATCCCAACGGATGAATGCGACGGCCTTGTCGACGGTCTGTAGGACGGGTCCGCGCCCGTACTCGTCACGGCTCACTGCCCCTCCTCTACTCGTTTCCAATCCCACCAGGACTCGAAATTCCCGTCCGCTTTCTCCGCCACCCACCAGGTGCCGCAGCGCTCGCACCGCCACGGACGGTTGGCCCACTTGCGTCGAGCCCTGGGCTGGCTGGGGTGGCCGTACTGCCAACACGACAGGAACGGCACGAGCGAGGTCAGCGCGTGATAGCCGTCGACGTCCCGATCGGCGAGTATGGGGATCACCTTGCGCACCTTGTCCAGCGCCTCCCACCCCATCTCCGGGTCTGGCACATTGCTCATTTCTCAACCTCCTTGACCTTCTCGCCGCGCCAAGAACGGCCACAGTGCCTGCACCACGGGGGGCGGGCATCCCGGTGCTGGACTGGCCTGTGCTTGAGCTTGCCGGGGCACAGGTCCCGGACCACCTTGATCAGCTCCGCTTCCCGCATATCTAGCTGGCTTCGGTAGAGGTCGATCCCAAGCTGCTCGGGGGACTCATCTGTGTCACTCATCGCTCGCCCCTTTCGTGGAGTCGCTGTTCGGTTCGCCCAGACCGTGAATGACGCGTGTGCTCACGATCGTTGCCAGGTCTCCGACGATCTCGGCGGATACGCCGACGCGGGTCATGTAGTCGAGGTAGGCGATAAGGTTCGCGGTCCGCAGCTCGTGGGCGGTGACGGCGTCAACGCTGGCCGGCGAGGCCAGTACGCTCCAAACGGCGTCGGTCACCGCTTCCGTGGTGTGCTTCCGGTACGCGGCCTTCTGCTGACCGTGCGCAGCCCCGAGGTCCGTTCCGCAGGCGCACAGTCCCTGGATCTCATACTTATGCTGTTCAATAGCGTCCGCGACCGCCTGCGCGATCCGCTTACGTGCGGGGTTACTCATCGCCCAGCCCCCAGAACTGGCGTGCTGCGTCCGCATCCCCGTACCGGAGAGTTACGTAGTCCTGGGCACTCGTTTGCCCGAGAATGTGCCGAGCGAGACGGCGATACTCCTCTGCCGCCTCGGGTGACAGTTCATCAAAGCGGAATGGGTTGATCCCACGTCCCGCCTGCCACAGTTCTTCGGCCTTAGCTTCTACGGGGTCGACGGTGGCCTCAGCCTCGAAGGCCCGAGCGATGGCCTCATGACCAGCGGCATACTGCAAGTACTTCTCCGCGAACATGCGGGCCTGATCGGGGCTTCCCGCACTCCTGTCGAATGCGACTTTCTGGCTCCCGATGGTCTCCACCTCGACAGCGGACACGTCGGCTTCCCTGACGACGTACACAGCAGGGTCGTCACTGATCGCTGCGCACACACGTCGCGCCAACTGATTAACGGTGAATCCCCGGTAAATCCCATCCGCGAGTTCGGCCTCGACCACGTCCTGATCCACGGCAGAAGCGGTGCGGGCGAGGGATGCCCGCAGTTCCTTGATCTCGTCGGCCTGCTCAAGGATGCGCGTGTGGGCGCTGCCGGGATCACCTGTCAGGTGGACGCCAAGTGTGGCAGCGTCGGCCCTGAGGGCTGCGAACCTGTCCTCGGCTTTCTCTGCTCGGGCTACAGCCTCATCACGCTCACGCTCGGCATGCTCGGCGCGGGTAGTGGCCTCGTTGCGTTCACCTTGCATGCCTATCGCGACCATCTCCCAGTTGACGCTGGGCTC